GCTAAGTGATGCGACCAACGTGTATCAGTTTTGGACTAAACTCTCGATACACACCGTAATCTGCACCCTCAACTCGAACCCGAAACTCGGTTCGGCCAGGCAAGGCCCGCAGTAGTTCTCGATCTGACATATCGCGCAGCAGGCTCTGGACATCATAATTGAACATGACGTCACGGACAATCTGGTCAAGATTGTCACTAAGCCACGGAACGTACTTGTAGAAGATCTCCAAGCCCTCTACAGAGTCGCCCGCCATTGAGAACATCCGGTACAGAGAGTACCTATCGTCCTTCAACAGCTCCGTATAGCGTTCAGGAAACGCTAGCCTAACTGCTATGTCCCGTTCGTTTCGGTGTGGTTGACCACACTTCCACTCATGGCCGAGGAAAGGCACACGCTCGCCAAGTCGTACTCTCCTTGACTTGTCGACGCTTAGGATCATGCCAAGATCCAGTGCGGCTGACTCGATGTCTCGTCTGTCGAGATACCAGTCAGAAGCGACTACACTATCATCACCGAGGATGTTCACTTCAGAGGAGCGTGGAGCTCGACCTGTAAGCTTAATCCAGATGTAGTTTACGATGATGAGATTGCAGACGCTGTCCACCAGCGATGTGAAAGCAGAGCCAGAGGGAACACCCCTGTGTACTTGCCAAATCGATCCATCTGGTAGGACTATGCGCGTGTGAATGAAGTTATCAACCATACGGCGCCAATATCTGGCCCACGTGGTATCCAACTCCAAATGTGACCGGAGGATGGAAAACGCGTCTTCGATCAGTTTCGCGTTGAGTGAGGCGTCGAATCCTGAGAAATCCAGGCCGTACACGAACCGCCTCTTTGACTGCATGTCTACTATTCTCGAACCCACTTGACGGAATGAGGATCGGTACGCGAAACAGTTGCGTGCCTGTACCGTCGAGCTGAGTCCTTTGGCGAGACATGTATCCAGAACAGTCGCAGCCAGCGGAGCCATCCATACGAGACGACTCTTCGGACGATCCAACCCATGACTAGTCCGCTTACCCACCAAAGTAGGAGGGATAGACTTCCCAGTTCTGAGAATGAGATCGACTTCACCGAGAATGACACTACGGTCGACGTCGTCGTTTCGACAGAGATAAGGCAACCCAGCGTAGCTAGTCCGATGGACATGATCGTCCAGAACCTCAGCTGGAGCAAGAGGTGTGAACCTTCTCGCGCCTCGACCCGCTTCACGGAACGCTGCATTGAACGCGCGCTCATAAATTGCGGGATCCCAGTCGTGGGCAAAGACGCCCCTACGACCTCTACCTCGTACCATGGGAAGACAAGCTCCCCTTCCTCCACTGAACGGTTCTTCGCCCATTGAAGGTTCGGATCTTCCGCTTCCGGCATCACTGATGGTTCCAGTGGTGGAGGAATCGGCTGGAAGCGCTGGCGCTCCCTTTCGGTAAGGGGCCTGATCGGCCTCTCGGGTGTTGGTTGCTGCGGTACCACCCCAGGTGGAGATGGCCTCAATCCGCTGAACGAGGGAGGTTGGAACCTCACAGGTGTAGCGGCTGAGTCCCTCCAGGATGGCTCTCGGTGTCCAGACACTTTTGTTGTCCTTCTCCGGGACGAGATCGAAATCTTCCTCAAGCAACTTGAAGTTACTCCAGTCGATAACGATTCCGCTCCTCCTGGCGAGCTTCCTGAGCTCGGATTTCCCACGACGATTGACACGGTATTGACCAAGATACTGTATCTCATCAGTGGGCACACACGGATTCATGTGCTGGTCAGGCACCTGGTGAAGTGCGCTCATGCGCTCTCCTTGGCTAGGGCCTCTGAGAGTACCGAGTTGCGCGCTGACCCAACAAACGACGCGACCCGTGGTCAGCTGTGCTGCGCACAACTGTGCAGTGAGACTGCAAAATGTCCGCCTGGATTCCAAACCTGACGTGCGCGGATGCGACATTTACTCACTGAGCAGATTTC